GATCCTGCATCTGTGTTCCTGGACTAAAGTCCCAGGACATATTTTCGAAGTTCATGCTACCGTCAGCATTGCCCAGCGGCGTACCATCCAGGTAAATGCGTGTGGCATCGAGCCCACCAGCGAACTCTCCCTCACCCAGCGCCAGCAGCATACGACAACGCGCCATTGACTGGGCGCTGTCAGGCTGTTCTACAGGCGTGTGCTGCTTTTGTTTGCCACCCTTCGCACCAGTGATCGTTGCCATATTGCGTCCATAAAAAAACCCGCCGAAGCGGGTTGTGATTTTTAGGTAATAAAAAACTCGCTCTTTAGCGGGTTAAAATATCTATGAAAGAATTTAAAATGCGGTAGGGTATAGACTTAGTTCGGCATCTGAACCGTGACCAATTCGGTACGTCAGCGCTT